CTTGTGAGGCGACGGCATCGACCTGATGTGTCAGATTGTTATCTGAGCAGAAGCTCGCCCGCGTGCGCGACGTGAGCGAGCGTATGCCCGGATAAAATTGGCATGACGACTTTCATCCGTTGCCGGATGCTGGCCGCATCATCATGCCTAACAAGCCCGCCCTGTCACGCCTGCGGTTAGGCGCCACGTGGAGGCGGGAGGCTAAAACACCGGGGGCTTAAGCCCGCCGGGGACCCGGGGCGTCGCATAGCGAAATCCTCGGGCGGAGATTACAAAATAGCGGGGCCTCGAATCGCACGAGGGTTTTCGGGTTATGGGCCCGACGCCTGACTTCTAGGCTACCCCGCATTGCTTAGATAACCTTCCCTGTCATTTTGGCGAGCGCGACCTCGACGGCCTCTTTCACCGTCCGCTTGTAGTCGAAGTCCTGGATGAGCTTATCGATGCGCTCCTCGATAGCTTTGTCGGGCACATCGGGCTCGATGGTAATGTCCTCGGGCGCGATGGACGGCTCGAAGGCGATGTCATCGGGCGCGGGAGCGGGCGCAGGTACGGGTACTGGCGCGGGTGTTACCTGGAGCCTTGCCAGGATTGCCGCAACGTCCTGCCTGAGCGACGCCATCTCGGCTGACAGGTCGGGCGGAACGGGGGCTTGTTTTTCAGTAAAGCCGAGATTAATGACGGCCTCTTGTGTCGGGCTCCCTTCTTGTTCGATCACTTCGGCAATATAGTCAACCGGCATTTCGTGTTGGTCATCGTGAACATCAAAAATACGGATGCCTTTCTTGTGTTCCTCAACCCATGCCTCAGCCTCGGCCATCGTAAATCTATCCACGTCGAACAGGTACGTCTTGATCTCCTTGCAATCGACGCAATAGAGTGCCTTAATGCCGTCCTTCTCGGATACCGCGATCGTCCTGATCTCGTGTCCCTCATGGCCGTCGGATACCGGGATGCGATGATATTGATCCGTCGTCTCGGGCTTGGTCACGATCTCGGCCGCTTTCTCCTCGACGGGGGCTTCGGGAATAGGCTCCTCGGGGATACCCATCTCATCCTTGAACGCCTTGGAGTCCAGGACCAACTCGCCCTTGCTGACGGCGATATTGAGACTCTGGGCGTTGGACGCGACGGGCACGTCGGAATGTTCGAGGAGCAGCCACTTTGTATAGATCGCCTTCGCCTCGTTGGCCTCGTCCCGCGATACGCCGTAGTCCTTTTCGAGCCTATTGACGACATCCTTGAACCTGGCATCGCCCTGCGTTATGCGCTCGATCGGGATAAACCCGACGCTGTTGGAGTTCATGAACCCGCCCTTGACGCATTGGAAGGCGTCCTCGGCGAACTGATGGTTGGCATAGATGGTCTTGGCAAGGATGCCCTTTGGACCCTGCTTGATCCAGATATCCTTCCCGATGGGCAGCGTGTCGTACTTATGCCCGAACAGGACGCTCGGCGATTGGCGGAAATCGTCCAGGATGGCCCCGTCAGGGATCAGGATCTCGCCGTCCCTGTCAAGCCGAGGCGTGGTGATGAGCCGGATGGCCGCCCGTTCGCCTTCCTCGATGGAGATATCGACGGGATCGATCGGGATGCCCTTCCTGACATACTCGATCTCGTCGGCCTTGACGTGAAGTTTCTGGGCGTACTTCTTGGCACGCTCGGGAAATATGTCTTTCAGTTTATATCGATCAGTTCTAAGTTCCATCTACGTAACTCCTTGCCGTTACTCTATGTAGGCCGCTACGGCGCAGCGACAGTTGGGATGCCGGGGTGGAGCCGTGCCGTCGCCATAATCGTCATCGAAAAACGTATCGTCCAAGGGAACGATTTCATTGTCTAATTCAGCGCATATATCACAGCAATCAGGCGCGGTGAGCCATTGCTTTTGCTCGACGACCCCGCTCTGCTCATACGCCTCGATAGCCGCCTGGTTCGATGCCCGGCTTGTCTCCGTCCTTGAGATGATCTCGGCGCGGTATCGATTCATGAAGTCGAACGCCTCGCGCACGTCGTGCATCAGCTCGGGGATACCCCTGCCAGCCTCCATGCCAGCCTCGAGGATTGTCCTCAGCCTATCGCTACTCACGGCCTCGAGGTTCTCGCTGAACTTGAACGAGTAATCTTTGAGCCATTCCTGGACGTGCGGATTGCTGACCTCAAAGGCGATGTGCATGTCGAGTTCGTCGAGCTTGTCCTGCCCGAGATCGGCAAGCATCGTCTGGAGGAGCGCCCGCGTCTCTTTCGACAGGCGGTTGCGGAACGGTGTCTGGGCGTAGAGGATGTTGTCGGCCAAACCCTTCCGCGCCTTGGCCCCTTTGAGCTTCTTGAGGTTCGCCAGGATGATGGCCATCTCGTCGGCCCAGAGGGAGCGGAGCATCGACTTCCAGCGGCGCTCGTATGGCCCGAGCCGCTTGAACAGCACGTCGAAGTATGTGGCGTGTGCGACGGCGGCCTTGGCGTCGAGCGTCAGCCGGGTCCGTATCATGTGCGCGGCCTCGTCGGCACAGACGGCATGGATGAGCGCATCGGCTATGGAGTCGATGTGGCAAGCGTCGAAGTGGGGATGAGTGGTCATGCCAACTTCACAAGCATACCCAACCAAGTCCCGACGCTGGCCCCAAGCGCGTATGAGACGAAAAGCTCACGCTTGCCTGCCGTTATCCCACGCTCCGCCACGAGGAACGGGATCAGGGTCACGATAAACGAGAGCCACATCGCCGAGAACGCCATGCCGGAGGAGACCGAGCGATAGTAAAGGCAAACGCCCACGTCCGTGACGCACCCAAGAATGAAGAAGCCCGCCAGCCACTTCAGCCGGTCGTATAAGTGCGGGGTCATCCGTGCCTCCGCTCATTCCGCCTTCCCCTTCTCATCGCGCTTAATCTCTTTGAAGCTCCGAATTTCGTAGCCGTTCTTATACATCCATGTGACAAAAACTGAGACAGCCGTGAGCATCGAGCCGTCGCCCCCATTGAGGTACGACTTGCGAAACAGCGCAGGGAGGAACTTCATCGCCTGTTCTCGCGTCACTTGGCGACCCCCAATTTCTCGCGTATCCTTGCCACGACCTTCCCGGCAAACTCGTCGGCTTGCTCGTCTGCGTCAATGTCACTAGCATCGCTAGCAGTATCATCATCCGGCGGCACGGTCTCGGGCGGCGGTTCCTTGCCGGTCTCGCTGATCGGGACCATGTTGAACGGCACGAACAACTCGTCCGCCCCGTCGATAGGTTCAAGCCCCATCTCGGCCCTGGCCTCGTTCCGCGTCTGAATCCCGGCGTTCACATACTGCGTCCGCTCGGCCAGCTGGCTTACCCTATCCTCCGGAACGACGTCCTCGAACGCACAGAACAGCACGCCGCTCTCATCGAACATTGGGAGGAGCTTCTCGTTTATCTTCTCCTCGATCTTCCGGAGTCGCGGCTGGATGGCGGCCTTGGCATGCTGATACTGAGCGCCCTCGACGTTAGCCCGGATGGCATCCTGCGCCCATAGGGCGATCGGCGTCCCGAACGCGGCGCAAATCTCTTCCCGCGTGATTCGCCTGCCCTCGATGAACGACAGCTCCTCGTTCGTCAATGCGTCGCGGACCCACTTCAGCCCGGGCGGCAGGATCGGCGTCTCCCCCGCATTGCCCGTCCCTGCATACCGTTGCTTCCACTCTTCGCGGAGCCGGTCAACCTCGACCGACGTGATCTCGGCGACGGATTCCAGCACCCCGCCCGTCCGCGCCTTTTTCTCGAACAGGCTCTCCTCGTACTCGTACATCTTCGAGTTGACGTAGACGGCATCACATATCCCGCTCACGACCCCCATGCCGCGGTACTGGCTCGAGGGGTTCGGGAAAGAGAACGGGATGATGTCCTCGATGGGGATATCGAACTTCACCCGGCCGCGCTCGTACCGATAGCCCTTGATGAAGTCCTTGAACGTCGTGCCGGGGATCGGAGCTATGTACTGGCTCGGGATGGGCCAGAGTTCAGTCGGCTCGCCCAGTTTTCCCTTGATGACGTACCAGTACGCCTCGCCCGTAAGGTCCAGGAACAGGATCGTCAGCTCCATGAGGTCAGAGCGGTTCATGAACGGGTTGATGTTCTCCAGTAGGTCAAGGAACGCATGCTCCGTAACCTCTTCGACATCGGCCGCCTTAGTACGCCAGTGCGGGGCGAGCCGTGCCTTGGTGCGCCTGTCGAGCGGTTCCTTGGCCGTCTTGATCGACCGCCAGGACTTCCCGCCCTCGGGTACGCGGGCATAGAGCTCGAGCGGCACGGCGGCGCAGGATTGGGCGTTGAGCGAGGCGCAGATATAGACCCATGAGGTGAACTGCTCGACGGCGTCAGCCTTGCCC